TGCGGCCTAGCTTAAACTTCTTAGTTGAATTTGCTTGTTTCCATTTATCAAGATCCGCATCATCTTTTAGATACTTATACTCTTGGCCAACAGTGACTTTATAAAGAGGAGGAACGCTAGCATAGATATAGCCTTTCTCAATAAGTTGTGGTGCAAAAGTCCAGATGAAAGTATAGAATAGAGATTGAATATGCGCTCCATCTACATCAGCATCAGAGGCAATAATAATCTTACTATATCTAAGATTATCTTCTACAAATGCAATTTTCTTAGTCTTAGGATCTAAATATAGACCAAATGCTTGAATCATATCATAGATTTCCGCATTTGCTAATACCTTATCAATAGGAGTCTTGATAACATTAAGAATCTTTCCTCGGACAGGAAGAATGCCTTGAGTCTCATTATCACGAGCCTCAATCATGTTGCCTGCCGCAGAATCTCCCTCTACAATAAACAGTTCACACTTGGAACGATCTTTACTCCAAGCATCGGTCATCTTAGAAGGCATCTTCAATGCTTGCTTCTTAGTATCTGCTTTTGTTTTAACTGCGGCCCTAGCTCGTTTAGCAGCTTCTCTTGCCTTCTTTGAGACAAGAGCCTTCTCAATAATATTCTTAGCACTCTTAGGGTTTGAGTTAAGCCAATCCCGCAAGACTTGAGTCGCAACTCGCTGAACATGAGTGCGGGCTTCCGCAGAAGTCAGATTCTCTTTATTTTGGCCTTCATAGATAGGATTGAGATAACGAAGGCTCAATACCATTACCTGACCTTCTTCCAGATCAGTGCCTTGAAGATTTTCATCTTTCTCTTTCAAGAAACCTTTCTCTCTTGCGTACTGGTTCATAACTAAAGTAAGAGCAGTCTTGAATCCAGTATGATGAGTTCCCTTATACTGAGGAATATTATTCGTATAGAGTTTGTAAATATAAGAGCTATTACTATTCCAAAGCATTGCGATTTCGAGTCCTTCTTCATTGCAATAAAAAGGCTCAGAAAGAGCAAGTCCTTTATTTAGACTATTTACATAGTCAAGTAGCCCATGTTCTGAATAGAACTGGACTTTTGTTCCAATATTTTCATTGGTAAGAGTAAAGGTTAATCCTTTACAAAGATAGCTTAACTCTTGTAATTGCTTATGCATTTTGTCATAGTCGAAAGTAGTGCAGTTTAATACTTCTGGGTCTGGAATAAATTCGACTTTAACACCATGCTTCATCTTTGTGGGGAAGATATCACTACCTATAGCTCCACAGCTATGCATTAACCCCTTGTGGAAAACTACATATTCACCTTTTCCATCCCTATAACTATCTGCTTTGAAGAAGGTAGATAGAGCATTGGTAGCTTTAGCCCCAATCCCATTCGTACCACCAGAGGAGTTATATCCAGATTTTCCCTCATTGTCATATTTGGCGCCAGTGTTAGTAATGCCAAAGACGGCTTCTAGAATAGAACAACCACTCTCATGGACTCCAATTGGAATTCCACGCCCGTCATCTTCAACAATTAAGCTGTCCTTTTTGGTTAGAGTAACATCAATCTTAGTTGCCCCACCATTTAGATATTCGTCAACACTGTTGGAAATGATTTCCAAGGCAATCTGATGGAGTCCCGCAGATTCAATCGAACCAATATACATACCCGCTCGTAAACGGATATGTTCAATTCCGGTTAAAGTTTGTACACTCTCTGCGGTATAACTATTCTCTATAGTCAATTAATTTGCTCCCTTCTTTTAATGATACATCAAGAATATCCATATTATTTAATTTTGTATATTTAATTCTAATTAAAGGAATTTTATGATATACACAATATTCGTTTTCTAAAGAATCTAAGTTTTGTCTAATCTTAAATGAAGAGTCTCCTCCAAAATAACTACTAGTCTCAAAATGTTGTATGCCATCGTACTCAATCAAATAAGATAATTGATTCGCTGTAAAAATAGCAAAATCAAATTTCAAAAGACTGGTGATTCCAATTAAATCTTTAAAAGAGTACTGATAAACAAAATCAATGTTATTATTTTGCAATAATTGAATTATTTGTAATTCACCCTGGCTTTTAATACATCCACAAGACATAGTATGATTTCGTCTTAAATCGACACCTTTAATGGAAGTAAGATTGCCACAATCGCATTGACAGATCCACCAGGCATTTTGACTATTATTAGTTTTTTCTTCATCTAATTCTATAACTGATAATTTACCATATTTATTTCCTGTTTCATTAATTCTATGTTTTATTCCTAATTCTTTATTTCTTTTATTAAGCATTTCTGTCCGGCGACAACCGCAAGATGTAGTATTACTTGTCGTCAAACTATATCCCCTAACTATAAATTCAGTACCACAATCACATTTACACTTCCACATTGTTTGTTTGTGATTATTATTTTTTTCTCTACATAATACTATTAATTTTCCAAATCTTCTATTTGTTAAGTCATTTAGTTTAGGCATTTTCTCACCTCTCAATCATATATAAAACAAGTTATATTTCCATTTCTCATTCTATTATACCATAAATTTAGAGTATAGTCAAGCGATTGTGAAAAATTTAAGCTTATACAGCCGATTCACAATCGCTTGATTCAATTATTTATGTTTAGGACATACAGAGTCCAAGCTCTTTAATATTCTTGCTTGCTTCGATTTGCGCTTTTAGGAACTTAGCTTGCAGAAGCCTTTTTTCAACATGAACAGGATAAAAATCCTTGAGAGCCTGAAGATCAGTTTTTGCAGTATCTAAGTCCTTTTGCGCCATATGGACTTGTTTCCGCAAATGTCTCACTGGACGAGAATGCTTATATGCTGAGAACTCTTTCAAATCTTCCATTTGAGAATAAAGAATTTGAAGAGTCTTAAGCTTATCTCTGGCGGCATCTACTTTAAACTTCATATATTCAATTTCAGCTTTGATTTCTGCAAAAGCACATCCTGCGTATGAAGAAGCATAAGGGACGTCCTCCTCGTGAAGCTGAACCTCCCCCTCGAAGAAATACTCTCCCTTTTGAAGAATTACTGTTGAAATACCACTGATAGGGTCAAAATCTGAGTATACCATTTTCATATAAAACAACTCCTTTATCTAATTTGTGATCAAAAATAGCTGACGTGTGTGCGGAAATTCCGTCTCCGTTTTCCTAGTTAAATATTATTTTCTCGTTCTTAAAACATTCCTAATTAGATTCATCTTATGTTCAGCCCCAGCTCCGCTAGTATCAAAAGCAATAGATTCAATTTCTTCTAAAACTTTGTCTGGCTTGTTTCTTGGCTTATCGCAAAAAACACTCCAAACCCAGAAGAAAATGAACCAAGAGATAAGTGAAAAGCCTATCACGAACACTATCACAGATGCGTTCATTCTTTTCCCCTTTATGATAATAACAATTGTATTAATTCAATTTTACTGTTTTAGTTCTATGTGCATAAATTGTAGCTGCGATAACAGCTAGAAGCCAAAGACAGCCGCATCCCCATCCCCACATTATTTTTTCACCTCATCTGGTAGCGGTTCGTCAAATTCACATATATCTATTTCCAATTCATTAGTTTCTATTAGCCATCTTAGTTTAGCTTTTAGCAACTCAATTCTTGGAAGCTGTGGGCAGATACCAGATTCTCGTCGCATCAAACAAATTGCGCCTTCTGGATCGCCGCAAGAGCAAAGAGTATTATTTTCTAATGACATTTCAGCTCCTGTCTAAATGCAATGGTAAGGATTTCTTCTAAAACCTCATCAAGTAAGTCATCAATCTCTTCGTCTTTGCTCTCATCAGATGAAGCCCTATAATTGTCTGCGGTATCACAGACTACTTGAACGCAAGCATCGGCTCTTCGCTCCGCAGTTTCTAGACTCATGCCAGCTCCATTTAACTTAAGTCTTTTTAGGTATTCTGCATTTGGAGCATTAAGACATTCCTCATAGGATTTGCCTGAAAGATAATCTTCAAGAAACCAATGGATACGAAGAATATGATGAAGTTGCTTTGGATCATACCCAAACTCCTTTAAGACACTCTCTTTAGCAGGATAGGGATGTGTAAGAGCCTTACGCTTTTCAAGCGCCATACCTTTCATACATCTGACTGCCGCGTGGGTATTGTACCTAGCAATGCGCTCTCTGGCCTCAAGCATTTTTGCCCAAGGAGCCATATAGAGTGGATTGACATTGAAGTATCGCGTGAAAAGAAGTTCTACAAAGTTAATGTTTTGCTTGCGGAGGCAGTCCCAATACAAGCGAATATCTTTTACATCACAATGTTCATCATTGGGAAGGATTCGAGTTGTACTAATAGGTTTGCGATTCCGCACAAGGTCTTTAAATCGTGGCACAACAAGTATCTTTGTATCTACATCTGAGAATTCAGTGGCTAGGTTATAGTTCTGAGAGCCTTGAAGCCCAATCATTACAAACGTGTCGTCTCGGTAAGTATCTTCATGCTCTAGAACTCTGCCCATAGGACTGTTACTCATAATGACTCCTTTCTTATTTTACAAAGTTAGTAAGCATATAGAAGGTAAAGATAATTTGTGCAATATGGATACTCTGATCCATAATAAGGTTAAGTTTCTTTGCATTCGCCTTAAGGTCATCTGTAACCGCATGGATAAAAGCGTTAAAGATAAAGAGACTAAGGAAAAGTAAATTCCCACTGATTGCAATTTTATAGAAAGGCAGCATAATCATAAAGGCCCAACTAAAAGCGTGCATTGCAAGAGCAACAAGATAATCAAGGGAGTAGAAAGAATTAAATCCTGTCTGATACTTCCACCAACTGATTTGTTTCATACTTGCGAGAATGCCTTGCAGATAGTAGTCATCTACGACATGCAGAAAAATCATAGTCAAAAGAATATACCACATAACATCTCCTAATTGTTTATTCGAGCCAATTATTCGGAAAATAATAAAATCCAAAAACCGCACATCCTATAAGAATTACCCAAACACACCAGAAGAAAGGTACTTCGTAAGTAGTAGTTACATCATGCAAAGTTTTCTCAATATTTGAATCGCGATAAATAGGACTTTTATCCCTTAGAGCGTGATTGTCAATACAACTAAACACCGTTCCTTGGATAGAAGTTGGCAATCCTGTGTAGATATTTCTATCATTTGAGTCTTGATATACAACATCAATATTATCAAATGAAGGAAGTGTAAATACTGTGGTAAGACAAGTATACTTATGAAAAGTTACATATCTACTTTGAAAGTTTTCCGAATCAGTAGCATCCCAGGTGTAATATGTTTCAGTATGAGAACGGGAATGGCCTTCGCTATCTGTTTCAGTAACCACTCTTGTATGCATGGTATAGTGCTCATGTGTTTTATTGATAACCATGTACTCGCCCTTAATCTCTGAGGTTGAGACTGGATCAATTGCAGCAACTGTGCCATAGATAAAAGCATATCCGGAGTTAGTCCGGACCGCATAGTCAAACATGCTATCAGTTTCAATCTTATCCGCTGTTTTGTACTTCATAAGATTATCATTTACTGAGTTTTGAATTGCACCACTTATCCCAAAACCAATACCTATCATCAAGCAAATGATAACGATACTGGCAATCAATTCTCGATAAGTAATACTAAAACTATCAAAACTAATTGCAACATTATTTCGCCACTCGCGATAACCATACATTGGATTAATCCTTACTGAAAGAGATTAGTAGGGGCACTCTCAGGAGCCTCATAAGTTAGATACTCAACTTTTGTAATTTCGTATCCAGCCATACCAAGAAACACATTGGCTGGAAAAGAACGCGTATAGCGGATATAAACTTTTGCCTCATCGTTGTAAGAACTACGATATGTAGCAATTCTATTCTCGGTCATTGCGAACTCATTCATAAGGTCTTTGTAAAGATCGCTAGACTTGAGCTGCGGATACTGCTCTGCGACTGCCGCAATTGCAAGTTGAGCCTGATTAATCTGACCTTTAGAAGCTCGCATGGCGACAACTTCTTTAAGGGTATTGGCTTCATGCTTGTCGTAAGCCTTGACTGCATCAACCATATTATAAAGCAAATCTACTCGACGCTTCTCTTGAACTTTAATATTGGATTTAGAGGTATACACTTGCTCTTCATATGAAATTGCAGTGTTGCGAGTAGACTGAGCCCCTAGAAATATTGCGCCTCCGAAAGCAAGAACACATGCAAGGATAATACCGATAAGTTTAATGTCATACTTCTGAAACATTTATGGCTCCTTTTTAATAGTTATTTTCTGATAGGTATATTGTATCATTTTTTTTCTTTTTTGTCAACAAATAAAAAATAGGGACACCATTTGGATATGGTGTCCCTATTCTTACTCTTCTGATTCAGACTCTTCAAGAACGGCCTGTTTAACCTTCTCTTTCTCTTTTCGAGCAGCCCTAATTAGATGGTCACTCTTTCTTGGATTCGAAGGTTTACCTGTCTTAGGAGCCTTCTTTGAAAACTTCTCAAAGGGTTCAAAATCCGAATCTAGAACATCGTGCATTACATACTCCTTTGTTTGGTGTATAGAATTTGTTGGAGCGCCTAGTAGGATTCGAACCCACAACCTAGAGGATAGAAGCCTCTCGCTCTTTCCAGTTGGGCTATAGACGCATATTAATATTACTTACCAGGTGTTGGAGTCGGGATGTTTAAATCCTGACCATTAACTACCCAAAAAGTAACCTTACCTGACTTAACAGCATCATCAAGAACTGCTGCCATACCACCCTTACTAGCAAGAGAATCAGCTCGCTTCAAGTTAGCCTCTGCCTGATACTTCGCGGCATCAAGTTGCTGCTTCGCTGTTTCAACTTCCTAGAATCAAAACAAAAAGCGTCACTACCGCAAGAATTGCCATAGTAAATCGACTCATTCTTTCTTCTTTTATCTCTTTATCAAAAAGACTCTATTGGTCTTTTAACGCATTTGGTGGGCCCAGTAGGATTCAAACCTACAACTTTTGGATTCGTAGTCCAAGTCTCTATTCATTGAGTTATAAGCCCATTGATAAGAACTAGATAAAGAAGAAGATAGCTAAGGTAGCGAAATTCTTTCCTAACACCGGCCCGGTGGCTGCTATCTTCTTCCTTATTTAGTCCTTATCATTTCTTTTTCCATTTATATCCATAAGCCGTTGATCTTTTCCCTCGCACAACTTCATTTATTTTAGAAGTCGCACTTGAAGCTTGACCTTTTGCTTCTCCTTGTTCTACTAAATATCTTGCCGCAGCCGCCTGAGATTCAAAAGATTGAATATAATTATTGTCTTTATCATACTGTTGAACTTCTTCTTTGTAGACTCTATCAACAGTAATCCCATTCTTTCTAGCTATCTTCCGCACAGTTTCTTCGCAACACCCAAGTTTTTTTGTAATTTCTTTTACTTTTTCTCCTGCTTCAAGGGCAATCTTGATTACTTCCGAATCATAAATACAAAACCCTTTGCCTCCTAATGTAGAATTATATCCATTATGATAAGTATTGTGTTTATTAATCCAATATATTTCAGCTATATCTACTGTTTCTTGGTCTCCTTCGATTGTTTCAATTTCTTTAATGGTAAAATTCTCTTCTCCATATTTTCTAATTGCCATGTGAAAATGAAAATTAGAACCTTTATTTGCATCAACAATATGTCGAGCAAATCGTTGATCAGGAGTGAGAGTAGTTTGTCCAATATACTGTTTGTTGTTGACTAAATTAATAACTTGATAGATTGTTGATTGCATAGTAGACCTCCTATTTCCTTTATTTCTTCTACTATACATGTAGTTTCTTTGGGATAGTTTATCCAACTTTGTCCCAAAATTTAATAGGCGCTGCCTTGCGGCTTTGGTGGTTGCAGCTACCAGGCCTGCTTATATGTAAGCTCCACTCCGGCCAAATATTTAGTCGCCTATCAGACCTAATTTTGTCGATGTTTCAATCGGTCACATCTAACATCCAAGTCACTTGTTTCACCCGTTATCATTTTTTCGACTCATGCTCCTAACAGATGACAAAAGGCTGAGTCTCAGACTGGATATTTTCTGCCAGCCACAGGATAAGAACCGGAGTTCCGAACAATTCGGACTGCGCCCCCTTCTTATCATGTCATATGTTCCCACAGCGGTGGACCGATAGTGATTGCATCCCGCATCCTTCTATCTACATCTTAAGCCCAAAATTGAGGTGGTACTAGTACCACGCCTCCACCAACCTGCATTCCCGCAGGATTTTGAAATCACCCCACAACACTTGTGATTCCGTAGTAGCCCCTATTACCATATACACCCCAATTACTCAGTGTGTGTCTGCTACCTTCCCAATTATTATTATGGCGGTCTATACGAAAATTGAATTCGTTCTTACACCTTGACAGGGTGTCGTGCGCGCCAGTACACTAATAGACCATATGGTGCTCACTGAGAGACTCGAACTCCCAACCCTCGGTATGTAACACCGAAACTCTAGCCATTGAGTTAAGCGAGCAGATAAAATGTATTTCTCATTTCCTTATACGCTTATTATATCACAAATTTTTGTGAATGTCAATAAGCAATATTTTATCTAAGAGGCACAGATTGATTTCTCAATCTGTGCCCTATAGTTTTATGGTTAAAACGTAACCTTCTCGATTGTCTCGACAAGTCCCGCTCCACCAGTTTCAAGACCATTCATGACAAGAAACACCTTGTCAGAGATAGTTGAAAGATGAAACTCTCGGCTATCACGGTTCTGCAGAGCAGTCTGTCCGTAACCACCAAGGTCAATCTCATAGCCGAAGGAGTTGGCTCCTGTGCGACGATTATAACCACTCCATACTCGCTGCCCGCCGTAGCGCATCCAGGTCTGCATGTCAGAAACAATAATCACACGGTCATGCTTTCCACTAAGAGCATCGAATCCGGAAGGAAGGTTAGTCCCACATCCGAGTCCATCACCAGTGGCAAAAAACTTAGCAATTTCAAGAAGAGGCATATCTGCATTCACACTAAACTTGCGAGCGTGAGTTCCAAACTTCACAAGTTCTGAATCTGGATTCTTCTTAAAGAGCATTGCACCAAGCATCGCACCTGCGTCTACCATTCGCATCTGAGACTTATCGCTCATAGTCGTATGCATAGAACCAGAAATATCAAGTAGAAGTCCGGTTGAACCTTCCAACTCGGGAACATTTACAAGAGAGATTTCTGCCGCACGGTTAATTGCAGTAAGAATCTTCTGTGGAGCAGTCGCTGCACGCACTCCGAAACTCCCATAACGGTTGTTACCCATGAAAGTCTGGTAAGCCGCAAGGAAACGGTAAGGGAAGAGACGAGAACGCATAATCGCATCAGTATCAGTAAGCTGAACTGCAACTGCATTCATAACCTCTGAATCTCGTTCGCAGTTCTCGATAATGTTGCGAAGGTTGCGCAAAAGCGCCATAATTCCCAACTTATTCTCTAGAACAAGAGAACGCCAAGACGCAGCCTTGTCCTTGGAGGCAGAAAGAGCAACTTCCCAAGTATCTGCTGAACTAATAGTGCCATTCATAAAGGCATTAACTGCCGCAGACTTAGGGTGAACAAGGTTAATAGCATCGTACATATTAACCTCTCTATCTGTACTCTTGTACTTAGCAAGAGTTTCTGGCTTGAATACAGCCAGCTTATCCGCGATTCCTCGCTTCATAGCATTAGGAATAGGCTTTCCATCTACTCCATAAGCAGCAAGAATAGACAAAGCATCATCTGGACGAACTACTACTGCACGATAGAAAGCTCTCTTCTCAGGGAAGCTTGCTCCAGCAAGGGCTGCCGCCGCAAGGTGCGTAATAGAACGCATACCAAAAGTGTCACGAGCATAGATTGCGGCCTTAGCTGCAAAAAGTGGGTCTACCTGACCCATAAGTCCCATTAAACGAGTAGTCTGAGCATCTGCCCTCTCGTAATACTTATCTTCTGCAAGAGAAGTAAGTAGAAGAGAAACGAGTTCACTCTTCGCGCTTAGTGAGTATCCAACTCCACCTGCCTTGTTTACGTCCTGATTCATTGGACGGGTACGTACTGCATTTACGTTTGCCACGCTCACCACTCCTTTCAAGAGGGTATCTCCTTTTATGTCTTTTATTTTTATATAGGTTGCGGGAATTCTAGATACGGTGTATAATATATCAGAAGTTTATAGATTCAGATGAAGTAACCGCATTCTTCACCACGCAACACAAATCATATTTTCAGGGAATTACTGATAACAGAGTCTTTTTGACCAATGCGTCTGCCATTTCCGCCATAGACACTGACACAGTGTCTAGAGAGATTCGAACTCTCACGCCTTTACAGCCCCGGTTTTCCTATGAAGTAGCTGTTATACTCACCACTGTAAATATTTTAATCTTTGGAGCGAGTGACGAGATTCGAACTCGCATGTGTTACCACGTCTGCTTGGAAGGCAGGGGACCTACCACTGGTCAACACTCGCATTTATACTATCTTTTCCAGATGTAGTTGTTAATACAACTGAATCGTCTAGAACGTTAATATTCTTATTAGCATTTGTGTCAACGAAGAAACAATTTGTACTAGCAGCTGAACTTGTTCTATAAGTGCCCATACTACTACTCAAAGTTTTGATACCTCCACTATATCCAACACTATCATAGCAGAAAGTATTTCCTGAAGGAATTCCAATGGCGGCACCCTGAGCAAAACTTGCCTCATCGGCAGCCATAAATACAAATTCCGCTCCATGCTCACGCACAGTGGAAATCTTTCTTTTGATATCTGCATGACTTCTAACTATTCGAGAAGCATTTTCCGCACCATCAGTGATGATTACGAAAATAGTCTTTTCATTTCTATCTTTGTCGAAATACTCTGTAATTCCTAAATTGATAGCATCAAATAAAGCAGTGCATCCTCTTGGTGCATAGACTTTGTTTGTCAACTTAGGGACATTATGTAGTGGTCGCCGCACATAAGGCATTTCAAAAGCAGTATCAAAAAGAATCAGTGAGACCGAAGCCTTACCTTCAATCTTTTTCTGCTCATCCACAAAACTATTAAATGAGTTGATTACTTCTGCTGCCGTCCCCATCATACTTCCACTCATATCTAGAATAGCTACAATATGAGTCGGCTTAATCTGAGGAAGTTCCTGACCACATTCCGCACAATACTTTCCTGCCATTTTCTTTCTCCATTCTGTTGGTGACTTAGATAGCAAAATTGCTACCTAAATATAGCAAAACAATCTCATTGACACAATTAAGTATATAAGATTGTCTCTTATGTAGAGGCAAATATCTGATTTACAATACATAAGATGATAATTTTAGAGAAAATTACAGAGAGGTTTTGTTGCTGAAGTTAGACCAGCTATAAATTAGTTGAAGTAACTCATCTGTTCACAACTCAAATTTATTTAGTTAATTAATGTGCGGAGCTTGTTTTGTAACATACCTCCTAAATCGGCACCCTCCGCGACTGGGTCTCCGCACATTGGACAATCTACCAAACTTCCCATACAACATCACAAACTTTTTTATAAGTGCATCCTGCGGGAAGCATGCCTTTGTAACGTCGAACAGCTCGGTTGGCACTTTCCCGAGCCTCTTTTTTTGGATAATAAGAAAGATTAGCACGAATCTTAAATCCTTCTGGATATTGAGATTTCCAATCTTTTGAATTATCGTTAGCACGCCAACGACGATTTCTATACCAATCTTTTGTTTGGTATTTTTTAGCTATTGGTTTCATCATACCTCCTAATATAGTTGTCTATACTAGAAGCCAGCCTCCGGACAAATGTAAAACTCACCCTGGTCTTTCATTATCTTCTCCTTTCAGGAGATATAGTTTATGTGGTGGGGAATCTTGGAATCGAACCAAGTATGAAGTAGCTTTATACTTTACTACTTACTTGCGTAAGAGAATCCTAGATAAGGAATATGTCTTTTCAGACTCCGACTAGATGCCGGATTGCGCGCCATGCGCAGATTCCCCAAAATTCAAGCTTTGAGAGAATTCCGATAAGGGTGTTTTTTCCGATGTATGAAGTAACCCTCAATCTCACTACTCAAAACATTTTATATGGTGGACCGTCAGAGAATCGAACTCTGCTGCTATCCTCCTTGCAAAAGAGGCGACCACTCCATGCAGTCCCACAGCCCATAAACTTAAACTAACCTGGTTTTTAACCCCACACTCGCATACTGGAACTTTGTTATTCACTATCGGTTCTCTCGGATTCTACTCTTCCCGTAGGAATACTAACGCGCTATCCGGTATGACTTATCCCAAAAATGCGCTATGCTCGCCTGGCGCTACATTATCACACCTGACTTACGTGGATTCTTTTGACCGCATCTGCCATGAACTAGGGACTTGCATCCCGCAACCATAGTTTAAGTTGTGACAGTCTTTTATTTTTGCGCCTAGGATTCTGTCAGACTAGGCGGGACTCAATCAAGTTTGAGTTCGAAACCCGAGGGTCGGGAACTATATCAAGATATAAATCACTCTAGCACCGAAGTGCTATCGTTAGGTATGTTTGTGAGTCTGGAACCGCGCGATTCCAAATCAAAGGGTTGGGTCTTAGTATACCACAGAGCTGGATTTTACAGATAGCTGGCTCGACCTAAGAGGGCTACTCATATAGTGGAGGTATGGTTTGCGGCCAGCGTCCTAGCTATATTTTGGCTTACTCAACTCCATCCGTGGAGTTCCAGCTAAGGAAGTACCACAGCAAAACATGCCTAACGATAAAACTTCGATAAAATGGTCGCGATAGCGCAGGAATCGAACCTGCTTTATCCCTGGGTTATGAGCCCTGGTGGAATACCAACCCCCCGCCCGCAATGTTTCTGTTTTATATTTACCCCATAATTTGCACCAGGCGGTTCTAACTTACTCTTATAGCGAAGAGTGAGATAAACACAAAACAGTTAATACTTAATACTAAACTTAAATCTGATGACCGCCGTTCCCCTGGTATAGGCATTATGCAGGGAGGCACTATCCTCAATTAGCATAAACGGCTCTTAACCGCATCTTCTCCTAGCTTCTGCTTTAAACGGAGTCGAACTTCAAAAACTCAATATTTAACTTATCGTAGTCTAGGCCTTCGCCTTGCTAGATTTCAACTTCAACAATTTTCAGTCACAGTTCAAACAGGTCTGAGCAATAAGGAGCGACCTTAGAGCTTCCTGAGCGTTTCACTGGGTCATCGGCTTTGCAGGCCTCACCAGGAATAATACTGGAGGGATTGTCTACCCTCAAATTTCACCCACCTTTCAGAATATACTTTTTATTATAATCTCGAAAGGCATTGTTGGCCTTTTATGTTATCTAAAATATAAAAGTTATCGCGTTTTGGGCTACTTTTCCAGCAAACTTGTCTTATACCCACATCCCTCTTTGTGGTTCACCGCGAATTGGCTTATTGATGTTTCCTAGGTCTGATATGGGCATCACCCGCATATCCTAACTAGGATTCTTCCTCGCATGAGGCGTCTATTACGTCAACGACAAGAATCTGACTTTTTGTTGCGTCTTATCTAATACATCACTTCTTTTGAATTGGGAGTTTCTCCCTCCGCCTTGTCATATCGCTAGGATAGGCAAGCCTTCATCAGAAAAGTATCCTTTTCCTTAGGACTCCAGTTCAGTGATTCTCGGCCTACTGGCATGTAGGTTTGCACCGAGTTAAACTGATAAGTTAAATATTGAGTTTTCAAAGTTCATTTTTAACTCTTAAAACATTATACCATAATTATTTGAGAAAGTCAAATAATTTTTGTGGGATTTTGTTTTTTTGTTCCCACACATAACGTAGCAGTTAAGTTACGTCTAATCTTGCTTAAGCTGCAACCGTAAAGATAAACTTGTTGGTACAAGGAATGGACTTGACAGTCCCGTCCTCAGCAGTAATCCCAATATCTCCTGTGCAAACAAGAATATTGGTGTTCTCTACAAACCGCATATCAGCGCCGCACTTGCGACACTTCTGTCCCTTTGGGACACGTACCTTGCGAGGCTTTACCGGCTTGGCGCCAGCGTTCAAGAAAGCCTGCTCCATTGTTCCTGCCATTGTTCTAAGTTTCTCCTTTTGTTATTTTCTTAACTTTCGATAAATCTATTATATCATATTTTTTTCGTATTGTCAATATTGGTATGATGAACGGGACTCGAACCCGTATCTCTAAAGAGCTTCCCAATTTTCACTAGAGAATTCTTTAATTTCATTTTTTTTGCTTGGTAAACCATAATAAAGACACCATTCTCGGATAGCATTATCACTTACTCCAAATTGCTGTCCAATTTTAGTGAAAGGCATATCCTTTATTAGAGTTTTAAGCAACTCTCTATTAGGTCTATCTACAACTCTTTGTGATTTTTGAGAGCAAGTAGGACAAATATGAGACCCTTTAGAAATTGAGACCCCACAATCTGAACATTTATATTCTTTCTTTAGTTTTTGGATATTTTTCCCAGAAAATGTATCTAATTGTCTATCGCAATTTGGACAAACCCATCTAAGATTTTCTTTTCTATTGTCTTTATTGTTTCCATTGATATGATCTAAAGTTAATGTTAAAGGGAGTCCATTCCAAAAATTCCCCTGTCCGCAAATTTTACATTTATAGATAATATTACTTTCTTTTTCGCACCATCTTCTTAAAGTAGATTGATTCGCAGTAGAGTCTAAACAAAAAACGTTATCACTAGTTCTTTTTATTGGAGAAATAGGTTTCCATTTACTAAAAACTAAATTATATTTATCAATTCTAGTTTTTAATACTTTCCCTAAAGCCCCCGTATTCGCTTTGTACCCTAATCTAGTTGAAAAATCACTCATAGATGAAGACTCATCTAAAATTTGTTGTAATTCTTCTTTTGTATATTGATCTATTAATGCTTTAGACATTTCGAACCCCTTTCTCTTCTCTTTTATTGCTTGAAAAGTAAGAGAGTTCGATTTATTACTTTGTCCAAATATTTTTGGTAGCATTAGTGGGCTACGATCCCACGTCTTCAGCTTGAAAGGCTGACATCCTAGTCCCCTAGACGATAATGCCATAAGATAAATAACTATTTAATCAGCGTTTGTCTCACTACAAATTAGACTACATAGTCTACAAATAGCCGAGGCCGCACGCATTTGAACTAACAATTTAAATAACTTTGTCCAAATTTTAAGTTCGAAATTGGCAGAAGAGTCAGGACTTGAACCTGAAATAGCGGATTCAAAGTCCACTGTGTTTCCATTTACACCACTCTCCCAGGCCTTATACCAGACTTGGCGACACCCCTATTTTATGAACATTTAACAAAACAGAAGATTAATGTAACAACTGCGGCAAAACCCGCAAGAGTATACATAACCTGTCTGAAATAGACTTTTCTTCCACTAAAAGAATCTCTCATTTGCATCCCTACTCTGCATATCTTGAAACGTAAACTGTCTTGATAAAACGATAACGATGATGATCCTTATTATATCTCCATACATAATTCACATCACCAGAAAGAGGATAACCTACATTACAATACTTTGTAAAAGAATAGAGAGAAACATTGCTTTTCTTTCCTCTGTAAGAATAAATATAGAAAGTTGTGTGCTTTTGGCTTATCTTCATTCGATAAACACTGTTTTTTTCTATAACACTCCCATCTGGTTGTTCATACCAGCGAGAACAGTAAACCTTACAATACATATTCTTAGATGGTTTGGCAATAGAAACTCTTGCTACGTTTGGCTCATGTCTAAGCCAATGAGCAGATGCAACTGACGGCGTAAAAACTGCTGCCGCAATCACCAAGGGAAGTACAATCTTCTTAAACATTAATCCTCCAATATTTTGGTGGGTACTGTAGGATTCGAACCTACGCTATCCGAGTTATGAGCTCGGGGCTTTAGGCCAACTAAGCTAAGTACCCGATGCTTTGACTATGAATTTGTCTATATCATCTGATGTAATTAAGTTTACAAATTTAATGACTTTTTCAAGAGGCCAATTCCACCATTGAATTTTTAGTAAAGCCGAAATTTGTTCTCTTGTGAACCGATATTTAATAACTCTTGCGGGATTTCCTGCAACAATCGTATATGGAAGGACATCTGACGCAACTACTGACTTAGCGCCAATAACCGCTCCATCTCCAATGGTCACTCCAGAAAGAATTGTTACTCCAAAACCAATCCAAACATCATTACCTATAGTCACATCTCCCTTAGAGAATGGACAGATTGGCTTTGCATTAGCAATTCTTAAACGTTCTTTAAATGGAAAAGTAGAAACTGTATTCGTTCTATGTTCCCCACCTGCAAAAATCGTAACATCTTTAGCAATAGAAGTGTAGTTTCCTACTATCACATTTGAGTCATTATTCCATTCTAGAATAGTCGGCTCTTCTGTTGTAAAAGAACCCATTGTCAATGTCATAATAGAATACCTCTCTAATAAGTAATTGGTACCGGCGGTGGGATTCGAACCCACAAACCCTAGGGTCAGGGATTTTAAGTCCCCCGCATAAGCCAATTCTGCTACGCCGGCATTTGAAAATTTCTTTCTCTTTAACTCATAAATATATTATACCATTATTTTTTCATAATGTCAATATAAATCTTTAAATTTGGAGTCAGAGGTCAGATTCGAACTGACGATGTTTTGGGTATAGTTTTGCAGACTATTGCGTTCGGCCTCTCCGCCACCCTGACATATTTGATTAGTATAGCCCTCCGAACTAATCTTATGCGTTTCCAACAATCTGTGACGCACCCTCCCAGAAATTTTGGCA